AGTAAGCATTCGAAAAGCACCTTTAATAAGTTGAGATTTAGTCATATCTCGAACTTCTTTTTCATTCAGTGCATCAGTAATTTCTTTACTTGTAGAAAGCATACCCAAAGAATCTAACACAAACATACAAGGTTTGCGGTCCTCTACAGGTGCCTTCAAATACATATCTACTGCTTTGAGTGCTTTTGTACGAAACTCTTCAATAGTAACAACGTTAACAACAACCAGACGAGTAGTATCAATTCCACGAGATTCAATTAGTGATTTGGTGATAGCAGCCTCAGTGTCAAAGTAGAGACAGTAACCATCGGGATTAGTATCAAGAAAGTTCTTAACCACGGCGAGAGAGAAAAAAGTCTTTCCAGTAGAAGACTCTCCAGCAATAGCAGTAATCTTATTCCCAGATACACCACCAAATACACTACCTGAAACCAATGCATTAAAAATGTATGAACCCGTATCAACATAAGTCTCAGTCTCATCAATATCGGATGCTAGTTTAGTGTAGTCATCACCGATTTCTTTTATAATATCTTTAAGAAAGTCCATTAGGCAAAAAATAGTTCAAGGTTTACTGTTTTTTCTACATTCCACTCAATCGTATCAAGAATTGTTCTGAGTGGTTCTATAAAACTCTTTTCAAATTGTAAGTCATAGTCAATGTATTTGTCAAGTCCAAGTTCCTTGGGAAACTCTTGAATAAATGAAATTACATTTTCTTGAATAATATTAGGTTTTTTGAGAAAAATATACTTAACTTTTTCCCCATTTTGAATTAGAGAATACTTGTTTGTAAGATTTTTCTGTTTGACATAATGATTGAATAAAAGGGCTCCACGAATATGAATAGGAGTTTTTTTAGCATAAATGTCCGCAGAAGAATGATATTTACGCACATCAGAGGCAGTCCTAGGAAAAGCAATCTGTTCTGGTGGAAGACTCTTGAACTCTTCACGGCATTTATTAATAAAGTTAATCATATCATCTTCAGACCCACTCATTAAAATCTTAAAGGACTCTTTCAGCATCTTACGACAAGGTGCGGGTGTAGAAGATTTGATTGCCTCAATACCTTTAATCTTCAGTTTGGGTTCTTCATAACGGACACCCTCACTATCCCAGACGTTAAGAATATATCGCTTCTTCGCAGTCCAAATACCACGCTCAGCAATACACTCTCGCTTCATAAACATCTTCTGGTCGTAAGCATTCACGTAGTCCGCCAATTCTTGGTAAGAACTTTCAATATACTTTTCAAATTCCACATCACAGACCTTATCAAGGAACGACACAATGCCTTGAGTAGTTTTCTCTCGCCCTTTGAATACACTTTCAACCAAAGGACCCATATTAATATACAAGGAATCAGTATCTGAAGCAATAACATAATCTACGTCTCCTGTTTTAAGAATTTTATTTAAATAAGAATTCATCTTATTCATAATCCACTGAATAGAAACCTGACCAGACAGCGTGATTGCCTCAGCATTTGCGAGTTTAAAATATCGGAAATACTGATTACCAATCGCACCATAAGCAGAATTAAGTTGAATCTTACGTGCCATCTGGATATTATTACAGCGGGCAATTTCTTTGAGAAGTTGTTTATTCTTAGTCTTCTCATACTCTTGCTCTGCCGCAAGCATTTTCTTCTTAAAGATTACACGTTCATTATAAATCTTCTCCATCAGTTCTGGAAGAAATCCACGAACGTCTTTACGATACATAGCACCATTCGCACATACCGCATAGTCTTTATACATCTCAAAGGTAAGTTGTTTGTTTAAAACCTTATCGATATTTACAGAAGGGTGTCTTTCCTCCATAAGAGTTTCTGGAGAAATATTATACTGCATAATTAAATGAGGATATAGTGAGTTTAAGTCAAAACTCACAACCCAATCGTACCTTCCTGGAATAGGTTCCTTTACATAAGCACCAGCATACTTAGAATCCTTGTCGGACTTCTCTTTGGGAGGAATAACAATATTCCTCTTTTTGAGATAGTTGTAGATAATCGTATCCCACATACGAACCTGAGAAAACACATCAGCATAGTTTGCCTTTGCGTCATATGCCATCGTAATTGCAAGTTCAATCAGTTTCATCTTGTCTTCCAGACGGTCAACAAGTTCTACGTCAACGATGTTATACTCTACAAACTTTTGCCAACCCTTCGTATAGAAATCCTTAAAGGTATCAAACTCAGAGTGGTCTAGTTTTTTCTGTCCGAGTTCTACTTCCGCAATGTAATCAAGACGATATGATTCCTGTGCTTTATAAGTAAATTTCTTATAAAGGTTCAAATAATCAAGTTGAGTAATTCCACCAACATCATAAGAAATATGACGACGACCAGAAATATAAATTTCACTTTCAGTCACAAGACCCCAAGGCGAAAAACGCTTCATCAGTTTTTCACCAAGCACACGATCAAGACGACGAATGAGATATGGAATATCATACAGTTCAATATTCCATCCAGTCACAACTTCTGGAATATTTGCTTCAACCATCCACCAGTTAATAAAGTCACTTAGCAAATCATATTCAGTTGAAAATGATCTATAAATTACATTCTTCTGCTTATTCTGAAACGGACCAAGACCCCAAGTGCGAATTTGCTTTGAAGAATAATCCTGAATTGTAATCAAGAGAATTTCTTCGGCAGCAGACTCCACATCAGGGAATCCATTTTCAGATGCAACCTCAATATCAAGAGTGCTTACTTTGATTTTACTAATGTCAAACTTAACTTCATCCTCAGGATACATTTCAGAAATGTACTGATAAATGTACTGAGTATTCCCACAAATTTTAAAGTTCTCTACATTTTCATACTTCTTAATGAACTCACGACAATCACGGACACAACCAGGTTGGATTGCCTCAACATATTCTCCTGTTAGAGTTTTATATTTTGTTTTTTTATTGGAAGGGACAAAAAGAGTCGGGTTAAACTTCTCACGGGTCATAAAATGCTTACCATTTTCATAACCACGCACCAAGAAGTGGTCCCCGACCATTTGGACGTTAGTATAAAATCTTTGCGACATTATGCAGTTAGTTCAAGATACTTTTCAACAATTTCAGGTTTTGGATCAACAATAGTAAGAATACTATCAGAATGAATCATCATTTCACGTTGGTCAGTTACATCAGGCCAAAGAGTTAGATTGCCCTCTTCATCAATTTTACAAGGATTAATGAGTTTACAATCTGGTTCTCCAAGTTCAGAACCGACTTCTACAATTTCAGTAACAAGTACAGTATCAACCTTCAAGAGTAGACACTTGACTATCTTTCCCATTTACTTTCTCCTCATACATTTGTTTAATTTCTTCAAGTGGTTCCACGATTGTTACAATCCAATCTGGAGGAACTGGAATTTGTGTGTCACTTGTAAGGACAATCCAGGGAGCTAAAATTACTTCCAAATCTCCTCCCTTAGAGTCTTCATTTTCCTCTACTAACAAAAGAGTTTTTCTAACATCAACAATATGCGGATTTGTGAATAGATATCCACAAACTTTATCTTCCGAAATTAACTCTTTTGCGTCAGAGATAACAGTTTCTCCCGACTTCAATAGCGCAAGTTTAATAGACATTTTAATTTTTTTCCTTCACTCATTATAGCAAGAAAAATGGGAGGCGTCAACTGGATTTTGCCAGTTGCCTCCCGTGGCGAAGCGCCGACGATATTCAATTATATTTAGAGATAATCTTTACGGGCGTGATGTTCTGGAACAATCTTTCCTAGTCGAATGACAAGTAATCCATCTTCAAAGGTGACTTCTCTGACTTCTGTGTCGTCTGAGAGTGTCCACGCTCTTTTGAAACTTCGTTGAGCCAGACCCTTGTGGATAAACGTCCTATCCGATTCTGTATCTGATTTTTGCCCTTCGACAAAAAGTTTTCCATACTCGGTGAAAACATTAACTTCCTCCTTTCTAAATCCTGCGAGTGCAATTTCAAGTCTTGACTCAACATTATTTATTTGCACCAAGTTATATGGTGGGTAATTTGTGGTAGTTTCGTGAAGATTGAACAACCGATCAAAATATTCATCCATTCCGATACTGTTTCTTGTGATCTTATCGAAAAGTGTAGGCAGATCCGCAGTAGTATACCTTGTAAGGTTAGTCATTATTGTAGCTCCTTGAAAAGCGAGTTTATTTTTTGTGGACCCTTTCGGCATCCGTATATAATTATAACAGAAAGCATAAAAAAGGGAGTGCTGAACTCCCTACTTTATTATTCGGTTTCCTCATCCGTTCTCTTCTTTTTAGACCCAATATTATACTTGGTCTCAAGAATCCAATCTCCCTTGTCCTTATAAGCAAGAACTTTGATTTGATTGAGTGGAGCAATGTCCTGAATTTTGTTTACATCAACAATCTCAATCA